GTTTGTTATCTCACCAAGCATCTTTAACTTGATTAAAGACGCACTAATGGATCCGGATATCCAGGAAATGCCAACAGATTATACTGCTGGTCTAGACTTCCGTATCACAAAAACCACTAAGGGACAGTATGCAGATTACAGCACAAGTAAATGGGCTCGTAAAGAAACTGCTATTACTGAAGCACAAGCACAGGCTATTGAAACACATGGTCTTCATACACTTAGTGATTTCCTTCCTAAGAAACCTACTGAAGTAGAATTACAGTGCATCAAAGAGATGTTCGAAGCAAGTGTAGATGGACAGCCTTACGACGTTGAGCGTTGGGGGCAGTATTATCGTCCATATGGTATTGACGCTCCTGCGAGTTCCTCAAACTCTAGTACGTCTACAGCACCAGCGGCGACTACCCCAGCACCTGCTCCGACAGCAACTCCAGCACCTGTAGCAGAGGCTCCTGTTCCTGCACCACAAACTGAAACTGTGGCAGCACCGGCAGCGGCACCTGAAGGTGAAAGCAAGCGGGCAGAAGACATCCTTGCGATGATCCGTAACCGCCAATCATAAGGCATAGAGGGCGGCAGAGATGTCGCCCTCATATCTTACAATGAAGTTTATATGGACAAAAACTGGTGACTATCTTACAGTAGATATAACTCATCTACCTTTAGTAGAACATTGGCTAAATCAGCTTCCTAGTAACAAGTTTATAATTAAAGAAGATACAATCCCGTATGCAAGTGTAGACAGATTGTACGAAAGCATATCTCGTATAAATGAACTTTTCACTAGTAAACTTAAAATATCTGTATTTAATTATGATGAAGTTAAGTTAGATCAAAACTTCTTAAATCGTGTGCATTTAGATTGGGCAACAGTTCACCATAATAATCCAAGATTACCTAACTTGTTAGCAAAACTAGGTGATGAATATCTACAACTTTTTTATGACATCAATTTAGCATTTCATAGTTTAGAATCACATAGTAAAGTTAAATATGTAGAACAACAGTCTCATACGTTGTTTAAACATCAAGTTGATAGTATGGATAATATATGTGATTATCTACATCATGGAGTAAGCCAGTTAAGTTTAGAGTACTGGAGTTTAGGCAGAGATGACTATAATGCTTGGACTTATGGCGATAAAGTAGCAAAAATTACAAACTTTGATAGATTGCCATATACACTTGACGTAAAGTTAAAAAAGCCGTATACTAGTACATATCCAGAAGATTATGTACATTGGATGCACAAACAAGGAAAACAGCCAATTGGATCATATTTGCCAATTGGAAATTTTCAAGGATACACTGAATCAGTTGGTGATCTTTATGAGATATTTGTTAAGAATAATAAGATTGACCAAACTGTAGAATTAATTTTATAAAGGAAATACCATGGCAAAACCATTTGACGTAAGTAAATTTAGAAAAGATGTAACAAAAAGTATTGATGGCTTGAGTGTAGGATTTCATGATCCGACAGACTGGATCAGTACAGGAAGCTATGCACTCAACTGGCTTATCAGCGGCGACTTTTATAAGGGTGTGCCCATGGGCAAAGTCACAGTGTTTGCAGGCGAAAGTGGTGCAGGCAAAAGTTACTTTGCAAGTGGTAACATTGTAAAAGCAGCACAAGATCAAGGCATTTTTGTTGTGCTCATCGACAGTGAAAACGCACTAGACGAAAGTTGGCTGCAAGCACTTGGTGTTGACACAGACGAAAGCAAACTCCTAAAACTGAGTATGGCAATGATTGATGATGTTGCTAAAACCATTAGTGTGTTTATGACAGATTATAAATCAATAGCAGAAGAAGATCGTCCTAAGGTGTTGTTTGTAATTGATAGTTTGGGTATGTTGCTAACACCCACAGATGTTGATCAGTTTAACAAAGGTGATATGAAGGGTGATATGGGTCGTAAGCCCAAAGCACTAACCGCACTTGTGCGTAACACAGTTAACATGATTGGTAGTTACAACGTTGGCATGGTGTGTACTAACCATACATACGCATCGCAAGATATGTTTGATCCAGACGACAAGATCAGTGGTGGACAAGGATTTGTATATGCTTCAAGTATTGTTGTTGCAATGCGTAAACTAAAACTCAAAGAAGACGAAGCTGGCAACAAAGTAAGTGATGTGCGTGGTATTCGTGCAGCATGTAAAGTGATGAAAACACGTTATGCTAAACCTTTTGAAGCAGTGCAAGTTAAAATTCCATATGAAACAGGAATGGATCCTTACAGCGGATTGTTAGACTTGTTTGAGAAACAAGAACTGCTGACCAAACAAGGCAATCGCTTGAAGTATACCACTGCAGCAGGCGAAGAGATGCTAGAGTTCCGCAAAGGCTGGACCGGTGACAAGTTAGAAGTTATTATGAAAGATATTGCCGAAGGAAAGGTAAATACCGGGCCAACAGCAGACGAGGAACCGGAAGTAGAAGTAGACGAAGTTCCTACCGAAGCAGTTGAAACTGTAGAGGAATAATAATGAACGAATACGAATTGTTACACCAAGCGTGGTCGGTTCTAAGTCAATACATCAAAGACAAACAACATGCTGCTGATCACTTTATCAGCAGCATGATTGATGCTGGTGTTGATGACCAAGACTTAGCAAAGCTGGCTGATAACAAATATTTAAAAAATGCGTTAGAAGAGAATGGTATTGGTGAAGAAGAATGGGAAGAAGAACTGGACTGGGAAGAATAATAGTTGACAAACTTTGAAACAAGTAGTACTATATAAACATGGCAAATTGGTATTCACAAGTAGTCAATGATCTGAGCAACATTCCAGGCTTTATCAGTTACTTCGAACATGAGCTAGACGAAGCTCGCAAAGAGGTTGGCATTCATGGCATTGTTGAAAAGAATATCAAGATGTTGCCTGCTGTAACTGAAATACGTTTTAATCAGTTGCAAGAAGTTGAAGCAGTACTGCAGCATCTTAACATACAGTTGCGTAAGATCCGCCGCAAGCATTTTGTTAAGTATTTGGAAAACTATCCACGTGCTCTTACATCACGTGATGCAGAAAAGTATGTGGACGGTGAAGATGAAGTAGTAGACTTTGAAACCATTATCAACGAAGTAGCACTGCTACGCAATCGTTGGTTGGGTATTATGAAAGGTCTTGACACCAAGCAGTGGCAAATGGGTCACATTGTAAAACTAAGAACAGCAGGTATGGAAGATGTCCAAGTCTGATATAAATCCTAACAGTGTATACGAACGTATCAACGAACTTTACAAACTTGAACGAAGTATGCTGTCTGGTATACGCAACAGTGTAGACACTGCTGATGGCTGGAAACGTTACAGAGATTGTCAACGTTTCTTCCAAAATGCTAAAAAATGTTACGGAGATGCTGCTAACATCTTGCGTGTTATGGAGAACAATCCCAAGTATCATGAGAAGAAACATTTGTCAAAATTGATAAAAGATGGTGATGATGCAATGGAGATAGCCAAAGGTTACAGCATGTTAGGTTTATTGAAGTCATAATGTTTGTGGATGATCAGCAAAGTCACAAACATAGTTTGAATACATTGCGTGTATTAGACGAGTTTAATGATTTTAAAGCAAGTATTAAAAACATGCTTGATTTAGGCAGTGGTAATGGATTAGATTTAGATTATTGGGCAAATATGACTGATAATCGAGTAGAAAACCCGCAACCATTAAATATCAAATGTGTGGGGCTTGATACTAACCCCAAACAACCATATAAAAACAAAAATATTACATTAGTTAAACATGACTTTAATAGCTCAGACAGGCTACCATTCAGTGAACGTAAATTTGATGTAATATGGTGCCATAATACACTGCAGTTTGCACACAATCCTTTAACGTTGTTGGGTGCTGTTAGCAGGCAAATGGCAGTAAACAGCATGTTATATCTTTGTGTACCCAGCACCATAAATGTTGTACATCACAAATTTAAAAATTATACATTTGCAAACCAGTACGCTACTTTTACACTCACACAATTAATATATTTGTTGGCACTCAATGGTTTTGATTGTGCAGATGCATATTTCAAAAAGCCTGCATTTGAAGATTACATTGAAGTAATTGTGTACAAAAATCAAGATCCTGTTGACTACAATCTTAGTTGGTATGAACTTGATGCACTTGGATTGCTCAGTGAGAATATGAGTGGCATTATCAATCGCATAGGATATCTAACCGACAATGGGTTGGTAACCAAATGGATTGATGGTGAGGTGTTTGATTACAGACATCATTCATAAAATTTACGCACTACAATATGCGTAGGTAAATACCCTGTTATATGTTACAAGTTATTCATGCGTTGCATCTTTTTGTACCACTAACATTGATCAAAAAAACTCAACAAGTTTTTAAAATAAACCTTAAGGAAAAATGAAAATGAAGAAACTACTATCAACTGCTGCCATTGTGGCAGCATTATCAACTCCTGCGTTTGCCGATGTAACAATTGGCGGCGACTTTGTATGGAGTCATCAGAACAACGACAGTGCAAAATCAACTGCAGTTGATGCTGACCTAAACATCAAGACAAGTACAACAACAGACACAGGCTTGACTTTTGGTGCAGATTTTAATCTTAACCAAGACGGTAACGATGACGGCGGCAATAGCCTTACAGTGAGCAACGACATGTTTGCACTTGATCTAGGTGACACAAACAGTGCGCTTGATGCAATCGATGATGCAACTGATTGGGGCTATGTCCTCACAAATGGTTCTCCAAGTGTTGACCATGCAGCAATCCTTACTCTTACACCACTTACAGGCTTGAAAGTAAACGTTAGTATGGCAACAGGCGACGACTATGGCACAACTGCAGACGAAGGCTATGCTTACAGTGCAAGTTACACAGTTGGCCCTGTAACACTAGGCGGTGGTAAAATGGTCAATGATGACGACACTGAAGCAACAATCATGAACATTAGTGGTTCGATTGCTGACTTAGGACTTGCTGCAGAGCAGTACACAGATACAACTGCAGCTGGTGTTGACACAGACACAACTACAATGAGTGCAACTTATACAATTGATGCAACTACATTTGCTGTTGAATCAATGAAAGCCGAAAGTGCAAGTGTAGTATCAAGTGATGAAATGACCTATGGTATTCATCATACTGTAGCACCTGGTCTAGTAGCATTTGTTGAAATGACAGATGACGAAAAGACTGCCAGTGAAAAAACAACTGCTATTGGTCTAGCATTAAAATTCTAATTTAAAATTTAGGATAATAAAAAGCAGCGGAAACGCTGCTTTTTTTATGACTACAGTTTTGCTCTAATACGGTTCCACTGCACATCTATTTCATCTGCAAACCATTCTGTGTATGTCATACGGTTTAACCAGTTGTGTCTATCAGGCTTGCTTAACCATGATTCCATCTTACTGCCTACTTCGTATGCTAAACTACTTTCACTTACTACTGCAGGTACACCATATATAATGCTGTTTATGCCAGCGTTGCTGCTATGACTAACAGTAAAGTGTGTATGCTTTAGCATATGTTCTAAATCAAAACTGTCATAGGTTTGCTGCACATGCTTGGGTATGTTCCAAGTGACACCTTGCTCTTTATACCACTGCATATCACATGCCCAGTGCAGAGACTCTCTGAAGCGAGGATGACTGCGAACAACTATGGGCTTGTCTGTGACTTTGCGTATCTCTGCAATGGTGTTGCGATAGTAAGTGTCCATGTCAGGCATACAACGCCACTGCTCACTGTATCCGTGCTGCCCGCATATTAGCACATACTCGCCATCCTGCTTCCAAGGCTGCAATACAATGCCAAACTTTTTTACTCTGTCACCTGGCATGTAAGGTTCTACAGCAAAGTCTGCATCTCTGTTGATCCCGTTTATACCCAACTTCCAAGTTGTGTTGCGTATAAGCCCGCCCACTTCAATGACGATGACTGGCTTGTTCTGTGCGCGGTAGTGATCCCATACTCGTTTGTTAGCACTCATCTTACCATACCACAGCACACTCCATATAAGTGCAGCATCAGCATCCATGCTATTTTCAACTAAGGAGTCTGTTGCTTGTATAGCATCTACAAGTTGTGGATATACTTCTTGTGCATTGTTTGGCAAGTTACCAGGAAAGTGAGATATTTTCATTGTATATTTCTAAACCTATAAATAGTTATATGCGCACATTATCAGTATTTACCTCCTGGCACCCAACAGGATACAAGAAATACGGCAAACAGTTTATCAATGGGTATCTAAACTGTTGGCCACAAAATGTTCCTCTTACAATATATGCAGAGGATCATGAACCAGACACTGCAAATGCAGAAAGCATTACTGTGTTAGATCAAGCAGCTACACTGCCAGATTTAAAAAGTTGGCAGCACAGGCACAAAGACAATCCACATGCACATGGATACAACAAAGACAAAAGCAAAAAAAGTTTTTTGTGGGATGCCAGCAGATTTGCAAACAAAACTTTTGCACTGTGGCATTTTGCAGAAAACTGTGGCACTGACATATTCATGTGGTGTGACGGAGATGTGAGAACACACACTCCTATGCCCGTAGATTTTTTGCATTCAATTGCACCCAATGAAAATCAACTTGCTACATACTTGGGTCGCAAGACTTGGCCCGAATGTGGTTGGATGATGTTTAATAGACACCATCCAAAGTTTGCAGAGTTCATGGAACAATGGCGTTGGATTTACGAAAGTGATGACATCTTCGAACATGAAGAATCACATGACAGTTTTATATTTGGTGAACTAGTTGAGGACTTTAAAGCAGTAGGTGTGGAGTTTAATGATTTGGGCAGTCCAAGTGCCAGTGGACACATCTTTATCAACAGTGTGTTAGGACAGTACATGGACCACCTCAAAGGATTCCGTAAAGAAGTGGGCAAGAGTTTAAAAGGCGATTTGCAAGGCAGCAAACTACACTTTGAAAACAATAGTTGGTGGCAGGATGTGCGAGACGTGACCAAAGCACAAATCCGTGAAGAGAAGATGAAAAATCCACATGAATATGATGCAACACAGCAACAACGATCCAAAGGAATAAAAAAATGAATGACCTAAGTTGTATACAAAATATTAAAACTGTACACACAGATCCATATCCGTATGTGTGTGTAGAAGGTGCACTGCCAGATGCACGTTACAAAGAATTGTGCGAAACATTTCCCATGGAACTTGTCACTAGTACCACAGCACATGATGGTGGTATTTGTTATCGTTACAAAATGAAAGAGTGCCAGCAATCGGCACCTCCTGCTATTTGGCAAGACTTCTTTGCATATCACACCAGTCCAGAATACTTTCGTGCATGCATTGAATTGTTTGCACCCAGCATTGAGGCTGTATATGGCGTAGACTTTTTACATAATTTAAGCACTGGTACAGTAACACCACGTGATGTAGACAACAGCGGTCAGCATGTAGCAGACTGTCAGTTTGTTGTGCATGAGCCTGTGGACCAAACAGGCACCAGTCGCACACCACATGTGGATAACCCTGTAGAGATTTATGCAGGACTGCTTTACATGCGTCAGCCCGGAGATACTGCACAAGGTGGCAACTTCACTGTGCATCGTGCAACGGGCGAGATCACAGAAGTAAACAAAAGCCTAGGTAGACAAGTGGATGACAGTTTGCATGTACCACATTTTGAAGTACCATATGAAGCCAACAACTTCTGCATGTTCCTAAATGTAAAGGACAGTGTGCATGGTGTTACACCTCGCATAGAGCCAACAATGCGCCGCCGCAGTATAAACATTATTGGTGAATTCAATGGAAATGGCAAAATGTGGAAAGTAAAAGAAATAAAGAACTAGTGTTTAGTTACGGAAAAATTGTGCAGAGTGAACGTTATAGTATAGGAAAAAGCAGCGGTGTCTTTATCAATGAAGACAGTGTAGTAAAAATATTCAATCTTAGAAGTAAGAGTATCAAACCTGCACGTGGTAGTTATGAACTGTGTTGGCAAAGAGAAACTGAATGTTTGCGTAGACTAAAAGGTTATCTACACTTCCCTCAACTTATTGAAGCATATGATGACCATCTTGGTTTAAAAATGACAAACACTGGTGAAAGTTTATTTGATACTTGGCAAGAACATAATCTTATGCTATACTTAGATCAAGTACATCGTATTGCTGACACACTAGAAGAACAACGTATACAGTACTTCTATCCCGGCATGGATCCGGGTAGCAAACACAAACAGTACACAAAGTTTCCGCTAAGTAACTTTACAATACAGGATGGAGAACTAAGTTTAATAGACTTTGAAATGGCTAATCCTGTAGACAGTTTGGCTGAAACAAAAATAAGTGATAGGTTAAGATTTCTATATAGTCATTATAATCCAAATCACTTTAGGCAAGCACTTGTTAATGCCTTGGAAAATCCTAGAGAGTGTTACGAATCAGAATTAATGGCAAAAATTCCTAATAGAGAAAATTTTAAAGAAATTGCCAAACAAAATCCAAGAAAGGTATGGAAATCAATGACGACATTTACACAACCCAGCGACAAGGTCGTTAAGGAATGGAAAAAATATCAAAAACGCTATGGCATAGATGATGCTGTGGACAGAGTTGAACGTATGAAACTTGCAACTATTTGTAAACCAGAACACAAACTTGTTGATATTGGTTGTAATGATGGCTTTATTACAATGCTGGTAGCACCAATGGTTGCTAGTGCCACAGGAGTGGAACCATTTGTTGAACTACCTGATAAGACTGGAAATAAGCCAGACAATGTAAGTTGGTTCCGCAGCACATTCAATGACTTTGTAAAGCAAAATACCAAGCAGTATGATGTGCTGCTAAGTCTGGCAGTTAGTATTCAGTTGCGTGACTTTGGTGGATTGACAGAACAACAGATTGTAGATGCTTATTACAGTCTACTAGCACCAGGTGGTATCGTATGTCATGAAACACAAAAACTTGAAAATCGTCCAAACAACCAAGCACACACCGAAGCAATGCTCACAGCATTTAGAACAAAATTTGTACAAATAGATCACGGAAAGGCAAGACCCAGTGGCAAACGCGAATACTATTACTTCAAGAAAGTTGATTGATGAAAGCACTGTGCCTTGCGCCATGGAGCAATATTGATATAGCGCCACGTGGTGCCATTGCACCTTGCTGTAAATTTCAAAGTGACGAATTACTAAACATCACTTCAAGCACCATTGAGGAATACACTGACAGTGAATTATTAAACAGTGTCAAACAACAGATGCTTGATCATGAATGGCCCGAAGGTTGTGTGAGATGTAAAACTGAAGAAGCAAGTGGTATTAAAAGTAAACGTGAATTAGACTACGAACGTTGGCAAGATGCATATAAAAGTTACACACCAGATCAAGGATTTATTACAGCAAGCATAGCATTTGGAAACACATGCAACTTAAAATGTATAACCTGCAGTTCAAGTGCAAGCAGTAGATGGAGAAAAGAATATAATGACATTTATGGTGTTGACAGAGCACCAGTTGAAACCATAGACAACTTGACCAGTGAAGACATCTACAGTGCTTTGCCAAATGCAATACACATTGACATACCCGGTGGTGAACCTTTTCTTAGTGAAACACAAAAACAACTGGATTTGCTACAACGCTATGTTGATACCAATCAAAGCAAAAACATCACACTACATTACACAACAAATGCTCAAGTTTGGCCAGAACAAAAGTGGTGGGATCTTTGGCAAAACTTCGAAGAAATTGACATGCAATTGAGCATTGACGGAGTAGATGATAGATATGAATACATTAGATATCCAGCAAAACAGTCTGTGTTAAACACAAACATACAAAAGTATTTGACAGCACAATCAGAAACAAACAATTTGAGATTGAGTGTGAGTCATACTGTTAGTGCTTACAATATCTATTACTTGGATGAATTTTTTACATGGTGTGCTGACCATGGATTGCCAAAACCTTATTGTGGAAGAGTACACAATCCAGAATACATGCGACCATGTGTGTACAAAGACATGATAAAACAACGCATAGCAAAACATTTACAATCAAGTGTGCATCCAGATGTGCTACAGTGGAGCAACTATTTAAAAAACAATGACAGTAGCAAATACTACAATAAATTTTTAACAATGCGTGACAAACATGATGTGTATAGAAACACAAACTTTGCAAAAACATTTCCAGAAGTAGAGGAACTTATCAATGGCTTTCAATAATATAATGCAGTTAGCAACAGCAGAACTAACACAACGAGGATGTTTTCCTAATGGTGCAACAGTAGTTGAATGGGGTAATCAACGTTTTAGATACAGTGAAGGATGGTTAGATGAATGTGAAAAAAGAAGTGGTAGAGTACTCAGAAGACCTACTCAGTTTGTCTGGGAATACTTTGAAGACCTCGGATTTAGTGAATATCTTGCTATTGACATTAACACTGAACTGCGTAGCATTGCTATGGATCTCAATTTTATCTTAAAAGACAAGTACAACTACACAACACAATTTGATTATGTTACAAACAACGGTACAGGTGAACACATCTTTGATCAACGCACAGTGTTTGAAAACATGCACAACCTATGCAAAGTAGGTGGCACTATGATTAACGTACTGCCATTTGCTCCATGGTTTAATCACTGCTTCTATAGTTTTCATCCGCAGTTGTTCCGTGACATTGCTGCAGCAAATAGTTATGAATGGAAGTTTATGTGGTTGGCACAGAACACAGGCAAGTACGTTGACTGCCCTACAGACTTTGATAGTTGGAGTTACTATGAACAAAAGAAGCCTCGCACTCCTATTAGTGATTTGGAAAAGCATTTTGATGCCCTTCATAATCGTGAAGGCAAAGTTCATAATGTTAGCATTGTTAGTGCGTA